TTAATTTAATCAATTAGGCATATACAATGAATATGAGAATGCCTGGTTAGATAGATAAACATATCTAGCCCAAATTATCCACAGGGTTATCCACATCCTGTGGATTTTTTGTATGTGTGGGCATGAGGGCAACATTTTTCATTTACGACCACATGATCTAAATCCCTGAAAATTATAGCTGAGGGAAAAATTTTCTATTTACGAAGGCCTTGACAAAATCCCTGAAATTTGCTACACAATATGTCTAAATGATTTAATATACATATAGAATGTCGACAAATGTGTAGAGAATATGGCAAAATAGATCAAAATTCCTCATGAAATCTATTGACAAATATGGATCAATATGCTGCTATATATGTCCAAATTGTCCTATTGACATTACGCCCATCTATATGTTATGCTCAATTACATATGTATCTTTATATAGATATAACTATAGTATATGATATGCTATCTATAGTATAAATTCTCCACTATGCTCCACTTTACTCCACTATATAAGCCTTCTAAGGGCTATTAGAGACTAGATAAATGGGAGGGGGATATAGGAGTTAGGAGCTAATTTATTGCAATTTGCTCTTATTCTTAGATGGTCTTCTAGACCAATCTGGAGCTTTATGTGCAGTAGTTCCTCTAGATGTAGAGTCTATTAGGGCTTTATTCTTATCTAATGCTTCTTGGGCATATTGAAGCTGTTGATCCCAATTGAACTTCCGTTTTTTTGCCATATCTATATTATACTATATTAGTATAATTCTAGTCAACCATTATCTTATTGAGCATTCCAGACACACAAATGGGTCATCATCAGACTTATAAAATAGGATCTTGCATTTGCTACATGCTACCTTATAGGGCTCATATTTAGCAAACTTACTGTATGATGATTCAAGCTTATCCATTGATCTATTATATCATTTAAGTCACGTAGTGACAATATGGTCTCTACCGCCGAATTTTTTCACTAATTGGGACCTATATTATGAAGATAAACCTTTATATGAATGACATTGACATACGCCCACTATCTTGTATGTTTGATCTACTTCTGCAAGATCATTATATTTAGCTACAGCCTGACAATAATGGCACTTCTCTGTCTCTTCCGCCTCTAGATAGGCTTCAAGGTTATCTAAGATACCCATGTTACTTATTCCTTGGAATGAGTGTCTGAGGTCCTTCTGTGCCGAATAGAGACTTCTTTACTGGTACGCAGTTAGGGACTTTCTTTCCGCCCTTATCTTTCATACCAACCTGCTTGTATCCGCTCCAGCAAGCCTTTTCTAGGTTGTCCCATTTATCTTCATCTGGGTTATCTGATTCATATCCCTTTGAGATCTCTTCATCTGTTAATTCAATGTTGTCGTTGTTTTCCATAAATAAATTATACCATAATCCTAGTTAACTGTTTTGTTTTCCATCTGCTTGCCAATTGCTGCTGCTTTCTTTCTTACCTTTTCGGCTGATGCTATTGTATGATTTATGGACGCCTGAAAGGATTTGCACATCTTACATAAATCTAACATATCTGGATAATTGGCCCATGCTGCTCTATTTGTTTCTATTGAGCATGTTTTGCACATTGGAGTTGACATTGTATTTCTTTCTCTAATATAAGGATACCTACCCTTATAGTACTATTATACTACTTAAGCTTCCCCGCCCAATTCATAACCATCAGGGGCAGCACTCACACCGTATCTATCTGGATCATCTAGAATTTGCTCTAGCAGTCCTTCTGGCACATCATGACCAGCATTGATATGTTCCCTAACATGAGATATTAAATGACCATCATCATGTATTTCTTCAGACATAGAGAACAATGAGTATTGATCTGTGGGCTCATTAAGGTAGCAAGCCTGACATTCAATCCAGCCACCAACATGTGGATAGATATATATATCGCTATCAAAGAATCTGCTATATGCCATCTGTTCTCCCTACAAATGTATTTTGTTTACTGGCTCTTTAGACCAATGAATGTATGATTTAATATATACTGCTGCATACGCTATAGCTGAGAATATGAATCCGTATTGGCTTGTTATTACTGCATATGTTATCCATAGACATTCGTTAAATAGAAGTACAAACCATCCCCATTTATCTTTTCTGCCTACAAAATATATACCTGCTACTCCGATTACGGCTAGTATCCACGACCACCACATATTATATCCTTATCGTTAGATATCTATTATATCATTAAATGTGTCAACGTAGTTGACTGAGATCTCTCTACCGTCGCCGATTTCACTAATTGCGATCTGATTTTCATGATATTGTAAATGAAAGTCTAATAGCTGATGAGTAGTTGCACAAAAACATATCGGGCAATGAGTTATCCATTGAGATTTATCTTCCCAATGTTTTGCCATCTATTCGTAATCCTCTTCTAATAATAGGGCTGCATTCATCCATATTTCGCCTTCTGGATTTATATGGTACATCATATACATTAATCTATCGCACATTCCGCAATTAGGAGGAGTTCTAGTGCCTATGGCATCAATCGCCATTTCTTCTCCACACTTACACTTCCACCCATAAACATGCGTCATTGACCTCCAGTGCCTTGCTAATGGGCTGTCGTGCCAACTCATTAAGATACAGATCTTTCTTTCATTCCCACAGGCCACTCTGAAAGACCAGAAAAGCCAGCACCAGCACCTTGTTGCCAAAAATGAGCAATAAAATATTTTTGCCCATTATAAGATTTTTGCGCTGCGTGAACATAAGGGTCGCCTGATGGGAATATGATTATGCTACCAGACTCTGGTTTTAAATTTATATTAAAATTAGTTAGTTCTAGTTCTCCACCATCATAGTCACTGTTTATATAAACTAATATGCTGTACTCTTCCCATTCACCTTCAATGTCTATATGGTGCTGTAGGTCTATGACGCTGTCGCTATCATATTTAGACAAAAGGTACATGTTTTTATTTAAACGTTCTTTTATTTCAACGCCGTAAGTTTTTGCATAAATATCGCAACACTTATCAATTGCATTAGCTAAATCAGAAACACGATTAAATGCATCATTTGGAAAAGCCTCTACCTTGTGAGTTAAAATATGATCACCGTATATCATTTTTTTAAAACCATACTTTTTCATGTATCCAGTTGATTCTTCTGTATACTTTTCCCAAGGCAGCCATGATGATATTAGTGGGGTGACTGCATTTTCTATATCCTGTAACCAGCCTTTTGGATCTGGTAATGCGTCTTTAAAATAGATTATTTTATCTGCTAATATTTCATATTTCATATCAAACTCTTTATTGTCAACGACTATCAGCTTCTTTTAGCCAATGATCTTCCCATAATCCAATTAGGGACTTATTGCCAATGTCATCAAAATAGTAACGCTTGGCGTTACTATTATATGTCCAACCATACCATGTATCGCCTTCCATCCAGCTGCATGAGGCTATATCTGTTAAGTCTGAATTAGTAAATACATCAGACAGATGATCATACATATGCACTTCTTCAATTATAGCTTTTCTAAGTGGTGCCCACCAAAATAATTTATGAACTAACCAATCAATCATTCTTATTCCATTTCTCCCAATACGCAACTCCGTCTTTATCACGGTCATTCCATTCTTCCCCGCTCATGTCAATATCTTTTAACATATCCTCTATGACCAGTTTAAGACGCATAGATCTATCTAAACCATCACTCATCTTGGACATCTGGGTCTTTTTCCCATGTAAGCTTTCCATCTTTATATACTGGCCAGTATCCTAATGAACGCCAGTCCATTTTCATAATCCTAGGCTCTCTCATATATTTAGTATACTATATATGCTAAGTCTAGTCAATGACCTATTTTATGCAAATATATTTAGAATAAACATCCATTTTAGAGGTGTACCAGTTATACATATCTTTAGATAAACTTACAAGAAACTTTTTGGAATCATTATCTTCTATTAAAAGAAAGTTATCAATGTCTTCTTTACAAGCATCTATAACATTTTTTGTTATATCGCTATATAAAACACTGGTATACGGGCTGGTCTTCTTGTTAAACTTTCTTATTGTATTCCCCGTATCAAGATATGCAAATATACCTCCTGGCTTTAAAACTCTATAAACTTCATTAAAAAATAGATCTGGGTTGGCATATGAGTGAGATGATTCTATGCTTGTGACTATATCAAATGATTCATCTGGATACTGTAGCTGTTCGGCATCGCACAATAAATACTTAATTCCCATATCATTGCTACTATTACAGTATTCTATGTTTTTTTCATTTATATCACATGCTTGAACATCTTTTAGATCTAAATAGGATAAGTATGTTTGTGCTCCGCCGCCTCGGCCACAACCTACATCAAGCAATGTTTTTCCTGATGTGTGTACTCCATCAAGTGCATTTAAATAAAGGCTTGCTTGATTTTTAAATAGTGGATCTTTTATAAATTTATATGAAGGAGAATAGCCATGATTCATAAATTTTATGTTTAAGTCTTTAAACATTTTATTTACATAGTTGTACGTTGCCTGATCAAGGGAGCCCATTAACAGTTTTCTGGTGCGCTGTATCGCCAATAGCTTTTGTCAGTATAGCTATTGCCGTAAAATGTATGTCTATCATTTCCCTCTACAAATTCAACCATGTGCTCAAATTCTGGGGTAACTGGTATATTCACAAACCTGCCAGGTTTTGGATCAATAACATAATTATTCTTCTTAAACTTTAACGATCCTCCACTAAAATTATCATTTAAATATATTGAAAAAGAAACAATAAGGCCTGGGTTCATTCTAGCATTTTCATCATGCCACTGCATTGCAAAATCTATTTCATTAGGATCAATGCCATCAAAACGAGTAGCTAAACTTCCTGGCAGATCTTCTCTTGAAACATATTTAAATGTCTGTAGTGTTGTGTGGGGCTGGTAGACCCCAGGGACAACTGACTGTATTCTTTCATGAATTACAGAAAACCATTCTGGCACTTCATACGGCTCATCTGTTAGTATTTTTGAAACATTGCCATTTTCATCCATATTCATCTTTGCGCCGATAAATTTATTTAGCACATTTTTATATGGAGATCTCATTGTTGTATACCAACCATTTTTATCATCAGTATGCTCTTTAAAAAGCGCAATTTCTTCCTCAGTAAGGAAATTATCAATATACCAAAGTTCTCCGTCAACTACAGTTTTTTCTAAGTTCATAGTTTAATTATATCACTTCTTGTTAGCAGGCTATCGCACCTAGTACATGCATCGTAAGACCTGCCAGTAAATGGACAAGATCCTGCCTCTATTAATGAATGGCCCTTAATCCTACAAAGAATTTTTTTAATAAACATCACATTGACCTTTTCTACTCATAATCCTTAGCAGATGCTTTGGGATTTATCTTTGCTAATATTTTTTCTGATTCGAATCCAGCAAAGCTATACTCTTCTTCTAGTGTGCACCAGAATATTATCGCATCCCTAGTCCCTTCTTTAACAATCTTTCCGCCATGCCAAGTGTCAGAAGGAAAAATTACCATATCACCAGATTTTGGTTTATAAATATCTCCACCCATTTCATCTACATAAAGTGGAAAATCATTTACTGGAATGAAGCTGTCTAAAAATGTTATTTCCCCACCTTCATAATCATCATTTAAGTACAAGACTCCACTATAAATTAATGAAGAAAAATCATTATGTACATCTTGATGTATTCTTAGCTGTATATCTTTGCTTAGCCTAGTTATAGAAACTCCGTAGAAATATAATTCTCTATCTTCAATAAATTCTTTACGACAGGCTTCTATAAAAAGATTAGAGTATTTATTAATTTGACTAGATATATCTTTATATAATGAAGGTGGCTTTTCGTCTGGGAATACGGCTCTTATTGCTAACCCTTTATCAAATGCAAGACCAACTCTATGCCTAAATCTTTTTTTATCAGATCCATTTTCATCTATATATTTTCTAAAGAAGGATGCGTCCTCTTCTGAAATAAAGTTGTTAATTATTTTAACATTATCGATCATAGTATGGACTTATCCTTATCAAATGTTAGCCAAAATGGACATGAATATCTATAACCAGACCTGATCTCCATTATTTCATGCTCATCAGTTGGTTCAAACATAACCATGCTATTACCTTTAGGCGCATAAGTATGACCTGAATCAGTAAATCTTAGTTCACCACCTTCAAAATCTTCATTCAAATACAAAACTCCGCTTATATTTAAATGGTCTTGATGCACTGGCTTGCCGTCTACAACCCAATCATTGTTATCTGTATGCGGTGGCAGCTTGGTGTTTGGCCCTAAACAAGAAAGCCAGAATGAAGCTACGTACGCATTAGATCCATTTGTAAAGTTGTGCTTTGCATAAGATACTATCTTTTCTGAATACTTTTGTATTAAATGTAAAACCTCTTTATGTATTTTGATATCAAAATACTCTGGGGAGTATGACTGGTGCCTTTCTTTGCCAGGCTTTTCTGGCTGATAGAACAGGGATGGATCTGTTTTGTTTGTTTTAATATAATTTATTAAAGAAATGGCATCTTCTTTTTCTATAAAACCAAACTCTATGCTGTACCTAGACACTTGCATTTCCCATATCAATTGCCCATTTAGGCATAACATCAATAATTAAATGAACTCTTTCTCCCTTTTTGTTTTCTACAGAGTGTGGCTTCATATTATTGATTTGCCAAAGTTCCCCAGATCTAAGATGTTTTTTGTCTCCATCTACTTCAAAAATAACAGAATCATTTGTTATTAATGGTATATGAAATCTTCTTGAAGTTTCTAGGTAATCTCCATAATCAACATGACGATCAATACTGCTTTCCGATCCAAGCTTTACAATCAATATCCTAGCAACAGTTCCATCAAGTTCCTCTTCAAGGTAATTCTTGATAGGATCAATCTGGTTAATTAGATTTTGATTATTAGACATAACTTTTGTAACAAACTTTTGTCCTAAAGCCCAATAAAGATCATGGTACTGAACCATGTATGTTTTAGTAAACCTATGAGGGTTTTTTCTTCCAACATTTTCATAAGAAAGATTTTGCCTACTAGTGTCTATTTCCCATTCTTCATTAAAAGAATTAACAGACTCGATGATATCATCTACATTAAATTTTTTGTAAAACTTTAGCGTAAGGCTTTCCGTTGATTTGCCATTCAATTTCTCTACTCCTAACTTTACAGTATAAAGAATAATCAATATTATTTAATTTTAGAATTCTATCTTTCTCTTCATCTGATAGCATTGACTTTAATATATTTGTAGTATAACTAACCCCGTCAACCAATGTTGAGGAATCATTGACCAATACAGATATGTCGTGTTCTACAGATACTTCATGATTTACATTAAACCAATTGCTAATCTTATCCATAAACCAATCTAGTCTTTCTGTTGTGTGAACTATATCAAATGAGTCTATCTGTTTTTCTGCGTAGTCTAAAGATGTTTTATCGTTATTAACAAACCAAGTAAATGCCTTACCCTTATCAAATCCAGTAGTTGCGATTAGATCTTTTCCATATTCTTCATAAAATCCTTTTGCATTAAAGGATCTAGAGTCCGCTGAATTACATATAAACCTTGCTTGGTAGTTATTATGCATCAAATAATTTTGATCTTCAAACAAATAAAATTTTAATTTATCAATATAAGAATCTATCGCTAGGTACTCTGGTCTATTTATTAGCTGATCCTTGTATATAAAATTAAAGTAACTAATTCTTGCATCTATAGGGTTTCTGAGTATACATGCAACATCAATTGATGGTATTTTATCTATAGGGTAAGTTCCAAAATGTCCAGATATATAAGATTTATTAGACATATCAAAATCATTTGGATAATGTGTGCTTATATAAAATCTTTTGTCTGTATCTTCTAGAGCTTTTTTTACACATGCCCCAACAAATTTACCAGCTGTTTTAGGTATATGTAAAAAGTATAGCTGTTTCATGTACTACTCTTGTGGTAGGTCTTTTATAACTTCCTCATAGTATTCTGGGGTTGGGTTAGAATACCAATCATTCAATGCTTGGGAAGACATTATTCTTTTTTCAAATACTGGTGCCCCTGCATCGGAATGTAATCTTAAATCAGTCGTATATGTTCCATCTTCATTTGGAGAGTAATGAACTCTTCCAATTTCAATAGTAAAACCATAGTCATAGGCATCTCCATTTATATCTATGCCCTTTGATCCTTCTTTGTTTATCATGCTTCGTCTTCCTTAATTATCATATCGTTTACCGCTCCTTCTGGAACACGGCCTTCTTTTACTGCATTTTCTTGATTTCTACGTGCATTTGATTTAATATCTGCAGTAGTTAGGCTATCTTTAAATCCTTCTGGTAGCTTGGATTCGTCATCCAGACCAGCGTAAGGATCTTCTAGCAATGGGTGCGCTTCTCCAAGCGTCCACTGTCTTTTTAGCTGGAACTGGTGAATTCTTTCTTTAAGAATCATGCGCTCCATTTCTTGTAATTCCGCTTCTGAATACCATGCGTCTGCATAGTCCCAAAAAATAACAATAGTGTATCTTGTTCCGCCAGTTATTTCTGTAACACTATGAATGTTTTCTGGGCCACCTGGGAACGATACAAAGGATCCAGCTTCTGGAACAACATCTAGTCCGTAATCTCTAAACTTTAAAACTCCACCGCTATAGTCTGGCTGTGAATTTAGATATATTCCAGCATATTGCTTGTTGTCACTCCAGCCCATATCATTTCCATCTAGGTCTGAGCTATCTGAGTGATCGTTTGCATAGGCACCAAGCTCCCATTTCTGAGCATGCATACTATTAATCTTCATTGGTCTGCCTGCAGCATCAGATACGTATTGAATCATTTTCTCACGAAGTTTTGCCATATATTCTTCTGTTATTGTTGTGCCATGCTCTTTATCAAAAGGTGAAACAACATGCATACCGTAAGATCCATAGAAGCAGATATATCTCCACTCTTCAGAATTAGCATTAAAGAATTTAATTAGCTCTTCACACTCTTCCTTAGATATAAAGTTGTCGTATTGCCAAATCCCAGTTCCTCCTCCTCCGAGAAGTTTTCCTCCGAGCTGACTAACTACCTGTGTTTCTGACATGATGTCTCCCTTTTCAATATGTATTTACCCAATTATACCATTTCTTGGTTAAGCGGATAGTATTTTTGACAAAGCGTTAATTGTTGCTGCAATTCTGCCTATGTCACGAAGCTGCTCTACTGAGTAGCCCTCTTGCTTTAATGTTTCATAATGTGCTTTTACACAGAAATGGCATTTACCAATAATAGAAGATGCAAGGCTATATGCTTCAAACTTTGCTTTTGTAGTGCCCCCATGGGAAGCGATAGAATTCATTCTAAGCTGTGCTGGTAGCCCAGATAAATTTTGATCATCTGCCATCTCAATATATGGATACCATACGTTATTTTGTGCCATAATGGCACCAGCAGTAAGGGCTGCATTTCTTTCAACATCATCTGTTGCGCTTGCTGTAATGAAGGCAAGAAGCTTACCATTACCAGTTGCAAATGCTGCAGCGATAGAAAGATACATGGCATGCTCTGAATCAATAGTTGATCTATTAATTACTGCATCAAGGTTTAGCTTGATGTCTTTAGCATATTCTGGAAGAGAATCCTTAAGCTGGTCTACCCAAGTCATTATAGAGTTTCTCCACCAATTGTTCTATTGCATGCACATAGCTCTCCTGTTTGAAGTGCATCTAGAATACGTAATGTTTCTTCTGGGTTTCTGCCGACGTCAAGGTTATTTACAGTTACATGCTGGATGATGTTTTCTGGATCTACAATAAATGTAGCACGTAGTGCAACTCCTTGTGGTGTTAAAATACCAAGTTGTTCTGCTAGGCCAGCAGTTGATTCTTCTGTAGCATCATTCCATTGCCAACCACGAATTTGATCTGCAAATGACCATGAATTTGTCTTTGCTAAATCTTCATGTGCATTTCTCCAAGCAATCTTACAAAATTCATTATCTGTTGATCCAGTCATAAGAACTGCATCTCTATCATCAAAGTCTTTTGATAGCTTGTCGTATGCAACAATTTCTGTTGGGCAAACAAAAGTAAAATCTTTAGGGTAAAAAACAATTACTTTCCATTTTCCAGGAAATGATTTTTCTGTTAAGGTTTCAAATGCATCTTCTGCATAATCAAGTCTTGCTGGCTTAACACCAACAACTGAAAATTGATTGAGTTTATCTCCGATTGTTTTCATAATATTCTTTCTTTTGTTTATAGCATACACCATGTATACTACCTATTATACAATAGTTATTTGACCTGGTCAATAGATTGTTTTGCTTTTATTTTAATCCATTGACCGATTTTCCCCCTGTTAACTTTTTCTATTAAGACTGGGGCAAAGCTTTCATTTTTAATTTCTGAGCCTACATACTCTTCGCCCGTTTCTAGGTCTATAACCTTATATTTACCTGGAGCTTTAGTGTGTATAATTAGATCAACCGCCTCATCTAATTCAGAGACGGTTGATCCATTTAGTAATTTTCTAATTTTTATAATCCAAGTCTTCAATAAAATCTACTGCGTCATCTATTGTGCGCTCATGTTCTTTATAACAGCTACCGCACTTAATGCACATTTATTAGATCTTCTTTCTACCTGTCTTCTTGGGTGGCTTAGGTATTAGACTTGTTTCTCTTCTAATGCCGTGCTTATTTGTATCCACCTTCATACCTTGTCTTGGCTGCTTCCTTGTTGCTTCTCTGCTGGTAACAGCGCCAGCAGGTGCACCACCAGTAGGCGGTGTTACCATGCCAGTGCCATCATCTTTTTTAAAATTACTCATTTATAAATTGTCTTGTCTGCTCTGGTGTGGAGCTCATGCTTAATGTTAAGCCTGAATCTCCATCTCTTGAAACATCAAGAATATTTGCCTGCGTTCCACCCATAGTACTTCCTAGAGTTTCACATCCACATTCGTAACACATTAGCCGTTTCTATTTTCCCAAGCCCATGCAGCAAATTCAGGTGTTCCTGGCGCTGGTACTGCTGATTTAGGTGCAACAGGTGCTGCTGGTGCAACAGGTGCTGCTGGTGTTTCTGCTTTAATGTTTTCCATATTACTTACCACCCTGTCCTAGGCCAGCACCATCTTGTGTTGACTTATCTGTAACAGGAAATGCTGAGCCTGTGTTGTCTGAATAGTGTGCATTGATATTGTTTGTTCCTGCTGGTGTGGCAGCTTCGAATCCGCCACCATTAATTCCATTTGTTGTCATTTTACTTCTCCTATAGGTTATTAATTTAAGCGGGACTAGTAATCCGCTTATACAACTATTATAGCATTATTTTGATCAGGCTGACTTATGTGAGGATTCTCTAACATCTGGCAAATTAAATATAATACCAGCCCTAGGCTCCTCACAATAAAGCTCATGCATAGTTTCTTTTGGAAAAAATAGAAGGTCTCCTGGTTCCATATGGAATTCTTCTGAGTACCCATCTTCTGGGTAACTTATTGTCCATATAGTTGTGCCTTGGCATTGTAATGAGAATGCGTCCCATTGATCGCTATGAGCGTGAACTATTCTGGGCCCCACTGAAATTTTAGGGCCAGATATACCCATTTCTATTCCATTTACATTCTCAAAGTCTTTTAAAAAACTAGACATAGTTCTGAAATATTCCATATGTGTGACTTGTGGACTAAAATATACATTATTTGCTATTACAACATTTCCGACACCCTTTTCATCTTGAGAGCTTCCGCCTTTTGTCTCTACTGTTGTTTCTGACTGTATCTCTTTAAATATGCAATTTAAAAATTCTGGCCATGATGGGACGTCTTTCCAGTATCCTTTATGTATATAAGCTATGTGGTTTTCTTTTGCGTTTAATATTTCTTCTCTTATATTAATCATGATTTAAACTCTTTGTGCCAACATTTATCACAAATGTCTATAATTGGTCCTTCTTTTCTTGATGCAATTCTTGTTGCTTTATTACTACATTCTTTAGACCACTGACAAATATCTTCAAACACTACTTAGAGCCCTTTGCTTTCTGACCCCTGTAGCCAGTTTTTTTAATGTTCATTGATCCAGGTTTTTTTTGTCCGCTTGAATATGTTCCAGCCTGCCTTTGAGCAAGAGCTCTTTGCATTTTATCTAAATGTTTACCCATTAATTATTTAACCTTCCTAATATATCTCCTACTAAAATCCCAACTCTTGGGCCTTCAGACCAAACTTCATGAGATGTTTCTTTTGGAAAGAACAAAAGATCTCCTTCGTTTAATTCATATACCTGTGTATCTGAACCAACTATTTTCCAAAATGATTTTCCAACTATTTGTAAATATACAGCGTCCCAAGGATCGCTGTGCTCTTTCACAAATCTATTTGACAATGAAATTCTAAAGCCTTCTGAGTGCCATATAGAGTTACATGTACATGGGCGTATATCCCAATGCTTATAAAATTTACAATCTTCAAATGATTCACCTGACCCAGAGTCTTTATTAATCTTAACAAGAAAATCTTTAAGTTGTGGTATGCCAGCCCACACCTCAGCATTTTGAGGTGCTATCCACAAAGGATCTAGCACTAAAAGATTGCCATGGAATCTTGAGCCCATGTGTCTATCTTCTTTTTGTTTTTCATGTGATTCTTCGTTGTCCATAGAAGATTGTTCGTATACATAGTTTAAAATTTGTTGCCAATCAGTATTTACTTTAAAATAATCTTTTAAGATTACTGAGGTTCTCTCTTCTTTAGCCTTAATAAAACTTTTAAGGATGTCATTCATTACTTAACTTTATTTCCAAACTTGTTCCAAGCTCTTTCGTGTAAGAAAAATCCTAAAGCCTCACATGCTGTATATATGATTGCAAATGTGCCAGCGTATTCCCAGTGGGCTTCGCCAGTAATAGCCATTTCAAAGAAATAAACTAATGTACCAACAAATCCAATATGCACTGCTGGCCAAGTAATTGATTTATATAAACTTCTTTTATTTGATTCCATATGCCTATTCTATCATTTTAACATTAAAGGGGCAAGGGATTCCTTGCCCCTTTAATCGAAGTTATTTACTTCTTTAGTGCAACCTTAGCCTTTGGATTAGCCTTGTTCCACTTTGCAGCCAACTTATTATAGTCAGCCTTTGCCTTTGCTGCTGCAAGGTCATTTGCTGCCTTGACTGATGCTGCAGTTGCATCTGAAAGTGTCTTTGCATCTGCAAGAGCCTTATCTGAAGCAACCTTTGCATCTGCAAGTGTCGCAGCATGTGCTGCGATTGCATCTGCAAGAGCCTTATCTGATGAAGCCTTTAGATCAGCAAGTGCCTTAGCAGATGATACCTTTAGTGCGTCAAACAACTTATTTGTTGCTGCGATTTCTGCCTTGCTTGCTGCAAGTTCTACCTTGAGATCAGCAAGGATCTTTTCTGTAGCAGCGCCTGCTTCTGTAAGAGCCTTAATTGCTGCATCGCTTGCCTTCTTAGCATCTGCTGCTTCAGCAATAGCCTTTGCGATCTGAACATTTGCGCTTGCAAGTGCAGTTGAGAAATCATCTCTTGACTTGTTTGCTGCAGCGACTGCTGCTGCAAGTGCTGACTTGTCTGCAACATGTGATGCATTAGTCGCGTTAGCAACTGCAAGGTCTGACTTAAGTCCTGCAATGATTCCTGAAAGATCAGAAACTGTGAACTTAGCAATGACAGACTTTACTGGAGCAGCAAGGCCAGTTACGGCTGTTACTGATGCAAGGCCCGTTGCAACCACTGTTACATCTCCAGCAACTCCTGCTGCTAGTGCTGCTGTTACAGTTCCAAGAACTGCTCCAGTAGATGTATTTGTTGCTGTAGCTGTAGTTAGTGACTTGGTGACAGTGCCATCAGCAAATGTCGAACCGATCAAGGTTACTGTTGCTGTATCTGAAACTGAGTTTCCGAATACATCGGTTGTTGTTAGAGCAATTGTAGGCACTGTCCCAACTGCTGTTGCAGAAGGAACTGTTAGTGCTAGGTTGTACGCCGCTCCAGCAGTACCAGCGATGTAAACAATTGTTGAGTATGAGCCATTAGTAATGGTCACTGAGCCAACTGCTGTTGTAGTTGTATAAGCATAAACTGTTAATGCCGAGCCAGCAGAAGCAATTGTAAGTGTCGAAACACCTGATGCAATTGTCTTTGGTGCATCTGTTGTGTTAAGTGCTGTTACAAGCTTTACAGTTGATGAAGCAGTAAAGGTTACATTTGTACCTGTATCTGCTGTTGCTGCAAGAGCAATAGTGTTTCCAGAAGTAATGACATTACTTGATGGAACTGCTACTGTTGCTGGTGCTGCTGCTGTAGTTGCGTTAGCTGACCCTGCAACCGTAACGGCAAGAGGTGCTGCCGAAGATGGTGATACGGTAAAGCCAACGATTGCTAGAGCTGCAGCAGTAGCAATTGATACTTTCTTAAATGAGTTCATTTAATTTATTCTCCTTATTTCCTCTGTGTCTTTATGATCACAGAAATTTAGTGTAGTGCATTTACTTTTACATGGAAAGAGCAGGGATCTCCTCCTTCTTCCCATTCTTGCATTTCTTCATCTGTTAAAGGTGGACCATCGTGTGTGTCACAAAATACATCCGACACCCAGCCTCTGTCATAACCATTCTTGAGCCATATTTCAAACTCTAGGTGGTCTGCATCGATATCTTCTATATCCATTTGGAAAGCTCATCAAGCAATACATGCTTTGGCTTAGCCCCAGTAATAGTTTTTACTGGTTTCCCTGACTTAAATAGTACCATATAAGGTATAGAGGTTACAGAGTATTCTGCTGGTTTTATTGGATTCTCATCAACATTTAGCTTTCCCACCCATAATCCACGCTCATTCGATATATCATCTAAGATTGGGGATACTTTTTTGCAGGGTCCACACCATGGAGCCCAAAAGTCGATAAGGACTAAATCATGTGCATCTAGAACCTTGTCAAAACTTTCATCTGTAACGATCAACTTAATCTCCCTTTAATTCATCCGCTGCTGCATTAAACTTATTCATGAATGTTTGGATTACCCAGACTGCAGTTTCTCCTGCATTAGAAGACATGGCTTTTGAAGCCTCCTCTGTTCTATCTTCAATAGCAAGGGCGTTGTACCATTTCTGGTACAACTCCTCGCCAATCTCTTTAATAATTTCTTCTAGTACAGTTAATTTGTTATCCATTTAATCTTGCTAACTGTGCTGTCTTATATGCAGATAGCTTGTCTGCTGCTGCTTTGACCTCTAACTGGTACTGAAGCTCTGCATCTGCAATTAGCTTGTTGATTTCCAATTGAAGTGCTGCTTTTCTTGCGGCATCTGCTTTTGCTTTTGCATCGGAAACTTGTTGAGGTGTTAATACTGCAACATACTGATACGCTAATGCTGCATTTATGTTAATAAGTTTTTTAAACTTTCCTTGTCGACCAATTGTATCAACAGAAGTCTGTTTCAAAACATCAATAAGTTGATTCATATTTAGATTTGGCTTGGCTTGCTGCAACTTAATATACTTTGCTGCTGAAACTGCTACTGCAGCAGATGAACCAGCAACATTTTTTACCACTCCACCAGGAGCAGTTGCTTGCCAAAATCCATAATCAAAGAAGTCAAGCTTAGACGCATCGTTGTTGCTAGATGCAGACATTTCGCCTTGTTGATCTACGTATCCAACAGAGACCGATTCGTCTATACAAGCTGGCCAGTCGATTCTGTTATAGTCACGCCCGTTGCCTGAAGGGAAGAAAACTGGGATGTTAATAGAAGATAAATCAATAACAGACTGCTTAGTAATTGGTGTGTTGGGGCAGTAACTTGTTCCTGCAGCACCTAGATTGTGGTGTCCTTGAGACATGCTGACAGCCTTAATGTTATATTTAGATGCATTTTTCTTTACCCAATTGAGAGCATTAAACACAGTTGACTCAAGCGCTACTTGTCGTTGACCACTTGCATTATTACCAATAATTTTAATAAACACAATTTTAGCATCAGGGTTATTTTTAAGAAAAATTGATGCCATTTGTGTTCCATGATCAAAACCATTCTTTGTAATTAAATCGGCTGGCATTGATGCTGCTCCTGGACCCTCCATGTATGAAAGACCATTTGGGCAAGTTGTCCAATCAATAAGACAAACTTCTTGAACAATCTTATCCTTAAACTCTGGCAAGGAAGTATCGATTGCTGTGTCTAAAATTGCAATCGTTGGTGCTGGCTCTGCAGCAATCGCCTTGATAGGCGCAATTAGTGTGATTAGTGTAATTAATGCTATTAGTTTTTTATTCATATCTATATTCTACTAAATAACAGCAGAATGTCAAGAGTTATCTGGTTTGTTTTTGTACCATTTTCCGCCGTCTAACTCAGGCGCACTGGACATTCCTTGCATCTCTAATAGATTATTTAATGTCATTTCCAGCAACTGAATAGTCATTTCCATTCTAATTACTGCGAACTCAAGCTCTCTTAATCTTTCTGATTTTCTCAATTTATAAATCCTTTATCTACTGGTGTTGGAGCGGTAGCAACGCTTCCGCAATTAGCGCATTCCATATCTAAGAAATATGTAGCGATTTCATTTGATTCAAACATTACTTTAACATTCCATATATCGCATCCACATGGGCAGACATGAGTTGGTGTACCTCTTAGATCCATAGCGTGACTGTAGTCATCTGGCCTAAGCATATTGATATCTATGGCGCCATCTTGCGCCATTGCTTCTTGCATTCTTTGTGCTTCTAGCTGCTCTTCTATTTTATTTATGTAGTAGAAACCAAAATCATATTTTTTCAATATTGATGTGCATGCTCTAATCATAAATATTGTTACAGCAACTGACAGAACAGAAACAAGTATCAACATAAATCAATTATACACTAAACTTGAATATATGTATAGGGGGCGGCAACGCTCATGTTGAACTCAGTTGCTGCTTCTAGTGCTGCTTTTAATCTAAGCCTAGGGTTCTTTTGATTCTTTGTGGCATGCAAGGCCCCAAGGGCTATCTGTCCACCGCTACCTTCGGCCATGTAATTAACCACATTTTCTCCAACATGAAAGTCTTCATCTATAGTAAAGATTCTGCCTTCAACACCTACTATGAAAATTCCACCAGTGTCTTCTTCGGAGGATGATCCAATGCTCCCGTAGCCATGCTCTTTAAATGCAGCTTTAACTGAATCGACAAACTTAGTTCTCATAAACTTATCTAATCCTGAATTAGTTTTAGTTGGAGTATACTTTGGTGGGGTCCACATGTATTGCAAAATTTGCCCCATACGAAAAGAATCTGTAAAAGCAATTCCATACTGACCAACTTTAAAACACTTTGGCTCTTTACGAGACAATATCCAGCCACTCTTATCATCTGAGGCGGCGTGGTCTGAGCCCATATAAACAACACCATTTTGAGCTATAGCAACAATACAAGTCATACTACCAGTATACTATTTATATATTTGTAGTGCTAGTGCTCATCATTAATTTCTGAATTATGTATTTCTATATGGTTTAATGCCATTAAAGTATGCTCAAGTTCGGCTTTTACCTGTATCAATTCCTGAAGTGCCTCAAAGTATTTGTCTTTCCACTCATCAAGGTCACGCTCAAGTTTGTATAATTTAATTTGAAGGTCTTTTAATTCAAGCTTAAGCTCATCTTTTGCCTTTTCTTCCGCCCTTATTTTATCTGCTTTTTTAGACCTGCGACCAGCAATTAAACCAGTCCCCATACCGCTGAGAAGCGATGCGACTAGTGTAATTATTATTTGGGCATAAGAAATATCCATTATATTCTATATTATACAGCAAAATCAATCTTAAATTAGTAATTCAGAAGCAAGTATTTCATTGCCAGGATATCTTTTTTTAGATACGTGATCCTTAACATATTCACTACCGTTCTGTCTTCCAGCTAAAATAACAACCCATCTTGGCTCAAGTTTGCCGTCAAAGCATGCTTCACACATTAATAGATTGATATTTAGTAAAGAAGATTTCTTAACATTTAACTTATTTTTTGTCTTATTGCAACAGTAACAAAGTACTTTCTCTTCCATTATTCTACCATTTCTGTACGACCAGAGTCTTCAAAAAATCTCTGTGCGTTAAATCTTATATTATCTTGTGAAAATATAAGTGCGAATCCTTTAACCAATGACAAGTGATCTTCTTCTGTTATTGAACCCTTGAATGATTTTAATAAATTAGAAGCTTCTACATAATTTTTCTTTACATAGCTACACTCTCCTGCTGGGGGCCTTCTTAGAACTTTGCTATTTACTACACCACCTGGCTCATACAGCCAAACGGTTAAATATTCTTTTGCAAAACCCCAATCAGTATACCGTCCATAAGCCTCTGCGGCTGTTACAGCGTTGTCAAAGTAATAAATAGATCTTGGTGGAAGCTGTCCGTCACGAGATGTTGCAAGCAGGTACCCTCCATCTGAGCTTCTTGTTTTTGACAAATAGTCTTCAACTCTATCTTGATGCTGAGGGATGAGTTCCTCTGGTGTTAAATTATTTTCCATTGCCTGGCTTCCCTTCTAACTCTACTCTTACTCCATAAGATTCTAATATTTTTTTTACCATCTCTACATAATCTATTACTCTCATTTTTAATGAGCCGTCATATTTTCCAAAATTATCTTCATATAATCTAATTGCTAAAAAGTCTGGATACTTTACTATGTCAATTTTTAAGTCTGCCGTTGGCTTTTTTAGTTCTCTAATTTTTAAAGCCATTTCTTTATTATAAAATGTTGGCTTGTTTGGTTCTCCAGTCCATTGGTTTATTCCATATTTAAAATGATCTTTGTCTTTATCTATAAATGTCACTTTAGTTTTTTCCAAATATCTTTTGTTTTATGTGCATTTCTGACTTTATCTACCTGCCCAGAGTTTAAATAAATTCCACCCCACACGCCATAGTCATTATTTTCTACACCAACTTCATAGCATATCTTTCTGACTGGGCAACTTAGGCATGCCTCATCAATATTTTTTGCAATAGATATATCCGTTTCATATTTATCAAAAAATAAATTTGTGTCCATTCCTAAACATAATGCAAAATCAAACCAATTCATATTGGTTTCATCTATACCTAGTTTACTTAAAATACTTGACATATTTTTTTGGCAACTTCCAGACTCCTTCATGGTTGACAGAAATCTTTTCTGCCTTACCCCAAGTATCTTTTCTATACATTCCAGTTATGTCAGTATAGCCGCCGCTATCTTTTTTCCATATAATCAAATCATAATTTTTCCAAAACGATTCTTGATTTTTAGTCTGGGATCTTTTTATGAACAGTTCTACACCATCAAGTGTAAGGTTAAGCACTTTTTCTCCGTGTCATGTAAGTCCGCCTAGTATTGCTGGCCCACTAGGATTCGAACCTAGGACCTAGAAGTTAACAGCTTCCCGCTCTGCCAGCTGAGCTATGGGCCAAGGCAGAAACCGCAGTTTCCTATATATTATTATACAGGGTGACCTGCGGTTTTGTCAACGACTATTTGCTTGTTATTTTAATTATATTAACTTTTTTTATTTCATCGTCTATATTAAAAATGTCATGAATATATTCACTTGCGTCTTCTGGATTAAAGGCTTCCACCTCAACCTCTACGTCTAATTTAATGCGATATTTATTCATAGTACAATTATAGCATTATTTGGCAGCTTTTTTGTCTACCGCTGAAAAGGCAGCATTGATCTCTGACACGGTCAATTTACCATCATCTAGGAAACCTCGTGCAAGCCTTTCAACTACAGTAGCAACGCCAAGAGTCCCAGCTAATATTACTGCTTTAGCTGTGCTGATTCCTACTACTGCACCTGCACCAATTACAGATAAACCTGATGCTGCAAACACTGCAATTATACGCATAAAAATATTATTAATGCTTGCTATCGCTCCCCCGCCTACATGTTTTGGCTCCTCTATATATGCCTTTGCCATTATTTTTCTCCTTTTCCTGCAAAGTAGCCACCAATAATTCCTATTAGTCCTACCAGTGCATTTTGAACTAATGCAATTGCATCTGAGTTAGTTGAAAACTTTTCTCCTGACGTTGCTTGCTGCATTAACATTGAAGAGTATTCTCCAATAACTACAAGGCCTATAAAGCCTAATATTCCTAGGGTAATTACCCACATTAATTTATCTTTCATTCGTCATCATCTCTATTTCTAATCGGATAGGTAATTGCCCATGCAATTAATGTTCCTATAATTGCATAGCCTACTATCGTCTTTGCGGAACCATCAAGGACTACCCAGGCAATAAACATACCCAAAAGTGTCCACAATTGATCTATCATATCTTTTATCACTTTCATCATGGTCTTCTCCTTACTCCCTTGGAATTGCCAGAGGCTCCTCCTCCACCTGATCCCCCACCAGAACTACTTCCTGATGACGATCCTCCAGTGGATCCTGCTGCTGCACCTACAGCGTTAATGGCTGCTCCTGCTGCTACAACTGTTGCAACAACCATATCTGTTGCTTCTTCTCTTTCTCCTTCAGTCATATCTGCACCAATACTTCCAATTGCAGCAAGTGCTGCTCCTGGGTCTGTAAATGCTGCTTCTAATAATGCTCCAGGATCTGTAACTAATTCTACATTTGCAGCAACTTCTGCTGTTATAACAAGTGCTTCTCCGCTTTCAGATGTTCTAACTTCAACAGGAGTTTCTTTTGGAAGGTCCTTATATTCAATTCCAGCATCTTGAATCTGTGCTGCTGTAACATTTTCTCCAGATGAAACTGCTGCTGCAATAACAACTGTTGCAATTAAATCTTTTTGCTCAACAGTTAATGGAGTATCTGATTGTTTAATTGCTTCTACAATACTCTTAACTTCTGCTTGAGTTACTTTACCATCAGCGTTAATATTATCTAAAACCTTTTTAGTATCCTCTGCTGTAATCTTTCCATCAGTCAAAGCCTTTTGCTCAGCAGCCTTTCTTTCTTCTTCTGCCTTTAACTTTGCAGCCTCAGCCTCTTTAGCCTTTTGTTCCGCCAACACTCTTGCTTCTTCTGCTGCTTTATCTTTAGCAATTTGGGCAAGTCTGTCTGCTTCGGCTTTAGCATTTGCTTCTTCTTGTGCCTTTTTTATCGCCTCAAGTCGTGCATCTTCTTCTGCCTTTGCTTTGGCTTCAGCCTCTGCCTTTAGTCTGTCTGCTTCTGCTTTGGCTGCTGCCTCTGCTGCTAGTCTATCTTTCTCTGCCTGAATTCTTGCTTCTTCTTCAGCCTTTAGTCTGGCTTCTTCTGCTTCTTTGGCTGCTTTTTCAGCAGCAATTCTTGCCTCTTCTGCAGCCTTTGCTTCTGCTTCTGCTTTCAGTCTTGCTTCTTCAGCAATTCTGGCATCTTCTTCTGCTTTCTTTCTTTTCTCTTCAGCAATTCTTGCTTCTTCTTCAGCCTTTGCCTTTGCTAATGCTGCAGCAATTCTTTCTTCTTCTGCTTTCTTTGCAGCAGCCTCTGCTGCTAAACGATCTGCTTCTGCTTTTGCTGCTGCTTCCGCAGCAAGTCTATCCTTTTCTGCTTGAACTCTTGCTGCCTCTATTGCTGCCAAACGATCAGACTCTGCTTTAATTGCAGCAAGTCTAGCAATTTCTGCCAATCTTTCATTCTCTGCATTAATTGCTGCTTGTCTTGCTATCTCTGCCAGTCTTGCATTCTCTGCTGCTATGGCTTCTAGTCTAGCAACCTCTGCTAGTCTTGCGTTCTCTGCAGCGATTGCTGCTAATCTTTCTGCTTCAACTCTAGCAATTTCTGCAAGTCTATTTTGCTCAGCAATTATTGCTGCTTGTCTTTCTGCTTCAGCAATTGCTGCTAATCTTGCTGCTTCTTGTTGTGCTGCCAATAGTGCTGCTGCTTCTGCTTCAAGCCTAGCAACTTCTGCCAATCTAGCAACCTCTGCTAGTCTAGCAATCTCTGCAAGCCTTGCCACTTCTGCTAGTCTTGCTATTTCTGCTAACCTTGCTTCTTCTGCAGCAATAGCAGCGAGTCTTGCGTTCTCTGCATCAATAGCAGCCTGTGCTGCTGCTTGCTCTGCTGCAATTTCTTCTGCAGTTTTTCCAATTTTTAATGTAACAACATTTGAGTTTTCAGAGTATAGTGCTAATGTATCATTGTCTGATCTAATATGAAATGACCAAACAGTTCCGCTTGGTCTTAGTGACTCAAGCAATGAGTGATCAATTGTTATTGTTGTATTAAGCGAATTAGGTCCACCGACATTTCCAGTTGCAATTCCCCATCCGTTACATCCAGAACAATTAAAACTTATTGCATATCTTTCTGGCTGAGTGTTACCAGTGTCTGGGGCATCCCAATCTAAAACTGTTGAAGTCGCACCATCAACTACAGTCAAATTTCTTGGTGGCCCTATTGTTTTAACTACTGGTGCTGATTGAGAGGTAAAGGCTGATGGTGGGATGATGCTCATAGATCCAGATTGATCCCAATACAGGAACACATTTGCTCCCCCGCCATTTTCATAGTACATTAATTCTATGGTTTTAGGTACTCCTGCTGTAAAGGATACTGGAGCAGAAGTTGATCCACCGCCACCTTTGTCAACCCAGTCATCTGTTATTAATGCCCCGTCAATATAGAGCCTGGTTCCATCATCTCCTGTTGCCATAAATGATATATTCTGAGTGGAATCACTTCTTATTGAACCCGCAAAACGTACAATAACATCCTCTGAGGGGCCACCTAAGACGCTACCGCTACCCCATTGGAAGTCAACATTGGGGACAGTGGTCGTAACGACTGGAGAAGCACCCTGTGGGATATATGGAGAAGCATTTTGTCCCAGGACATTATAGACTTGAGCAGTTAATCCTTCTGCTGCTTGTGCTTGTGTGGGTGCAGCAAAAAGCCAACCTACTGAAAGTAGGAAGGCTGTAAGTACTCTTATCTTTTTCTTCATTTAGGTATCTCCTAAGCAATTTGCTTGATACCTATAATTATACCACCTAGCTATTTAGGATTATCTGTTTTATAAAAGCCATTGCCCTTAAACTGTATGCCAAATGGGGTAAAGAATCTAATCATTTCTGATTCACATTCTACGCATGTATATCCTGGGTCGTCATCTTTAATTGATCTATGTACTGACATTGTGGCATGTGCATCATCATATGAGCATTTATATTCATATACTGGCATTACTTTCTACCCCATTGTATATAGTTCCATCCACGCTCATGTGCGTAGTAAATAAATATCTTAACTACCGTTTCCCAAAACGCAATCGTTACGGAAAGAGCAGCATTGTTTGTTATGACATAAGCAACAGCAACTGAGGAAAGTGTTCCCCATATGCGATAACTTAATGCCTTGGCAAATGATCTTGCTTTGGTTACTTTCATGAAGGCCACTCCATATTGTTTGGCCTAGTAATCCAGCCCCAAACTTTAGATGCCCATCTCTTTACGTTTTTGTGTAGCCGAGATCGCTTCAATTTCATCTCCCAACTTTACTTGCTCAATCTTGTATCCCACATCTCTTCCATATACAATGTTAGTAATATTAGGCATCTTGATAACCATTGCTTTGTCCATTACTGGATCTTTAGCAATATACTCTTTAACCTGATTAAAATCAAGCGGATCTTTTTCGCTGGTCTTATATGTATTTCTAACACCTAGCATTACTTGAGACGTTCTATTTCCCGCCTCTTCATACAGGGCATGATGTCCTTCATGCCATGGCTGGTAGCGACCAAGCATCAATGTAGTTGGCTGTCTCCAATCGTGCAATTGAAAATCGACACAGGCTATTCTAGCTGCAACATCATATTCTGTCATGTCATCAAACATTAAATCTGGATTTGCTGGTGTTTCCCACATTGCGGTTGTATCTGGGAAGTCTCTGACTGGTTTTCTGTTCATCCAAACAACTTTGTCTGGGTTTCCAAAAGATGCTCTTGTTTCTGCTGTTGGGTTAACAAAATCTACAACAACATGATAACCTTGATTTGAAAGTAGCCTTGATAGTGCTCCCATTCTGCGAGCCTGTTCCAGTCTGTCTTCTGGGCTAAACCCTAGATCTTTATTTAGTTCTGCTCTTACTGCGTCTGCATTTAAATGAACAGCGTTTATTCTATCTGCCAGCTCTTTTGCAAATGTAGTCTTGCCAGCTCCTGGTAGCCCTATAACTTGTATAATCATTTTTATCCTTAATGTTTGGTGAGCAGTTTTAACACATGCTCAGGTGTAGGCGATCACCTGATTATTTAATTTTTAGAATTTTTGGTTGTTTTTCTTTTGGTAGGTTTCGAACAACACGAATATTTAACATGCCATCCTTTAGCTCTACACTAGAAACTTCCATGTATTCACTTAGTTCAAAGATTCTTGTGAACTTACGTGCAGCTATTCCCTTATGGACAACTTCTGCATCTGTTACTTCTGTAATTTCACCTGTGACCCATAGACTTCCGTCTTCAATTGACACAGTTAGATCTTCTCTTGTGAATCCAGCAACTGCCAGCGTTAGCTGATAGTTATCTTCATCTAGTTTAAGTAAATCATACGGCGGAAATGCTGTATTGTTTACCTTACTTAGACTATTAAAACGTTCCAACTCTCGGTTGAAACCAATAAAAAATGGATCCTTGAAAAGATCCATGGCGAATTGTGTTACCATTTTGTGCTCCTTTTAAGCGAGTTAAATTAGTACCCCCTATCGGCAGGTACTAACTTATTATAGCATTTAGATAACTAGAATTGCAAGCTATTTTTTATATCCCTTTGCAATAGCAAGGGCTTTAGCGGCATCAATACCAGAAGGATCAATCCAAAATCCTGGAACAAGCCATTTCCATCCGCTCTTAACAATATGGGCTGTGTGGTTATATGGATCCTTTGATGGGAATATTAAAACGCTTCCTTGACCTGGCTTTAAAGAAAATGTTATTTTTCCTTCATTAATTGGATCATCTAAAGCTCCCTGTGCTGCAAATTTATTGTTGCCTTCGGGATTTTCAACAAGGTGATTCCAAGTATTTACTGGTAGCCCGTAGTCTGGGTTACTTAATACACCATCTTGAATGCAGAAAGATATTTCTCCACCCTCATAGTCGTCATTAATATACAAAAGAAGTGAATATTTTAATCTCGTGTCACCTTCTTGTGCATCATGGTGAGTTCCCATCCATGTATTTTCTTTATATCTATGAATGTTCATCTGATTTAACAAAATGACTTTGTCTTCAATATTTCTTTTTATTTTATAGTCATCGCATACAGACTGAAAGGCATCAAATATTGTATCAAAAATTTCTTTACACAGAACTCTGTCTTCTTCTGGTATATCAACAGTATCTATGTCATGTATATCATTTAAAAGAACTCTTTTCTTTTTGCCATACCAATATACTGTTCCTCTGTCTGCCTCTACGCCCCAGTCAATCCAATTTGGCACAATTTCTTGAAGTGCATCTCTTCCCTCTGTCATCTCAATTAAATCCATGAGCTTCTGTGGGTCATCAATTACATTTGGGTAGTAATAGACTCCATCATATAGCTCTTCATGTGCCAAGTCTTTTTTTAACATTTTTATTCCTTATCCATGTCTTTGATTGTATGGGTGCATTATTGTCATTGAATCAACATTTACATTGTCTGGGAGTGATATTACCCATCTTACTGCTTCTGCTACATCTTCTGACTTTAGTGCAACTTCTTTGGGATGATCTTTATCTGTATCTATTGTACCAGGTGCTATCTGAGAAACCTTAATGCCAGTTCCAGCCATTTCCATCCTCAATGTCTCAGAAAATGCTATCTCTGCTCTTTTTGCTGCGGTGTAGTTTCCTCCACCAGGGTATGGGTAATACCCACATATTGATGTTATCATAATTATATCACCAATTTTATTTTTTAACATTGATGGCATAACCGCCTGGGACATCTTCATTGGAGCTATAACGTTTATATTATAGGCGTAGCTCCAGTTATCTGTCATATCATTTTGTATTTTATCGCTTCCACCACCACCACCTGCATTGTTAATAAGTGCACGTATGTCTTTGTCTGCAATGTACTCTTTAAATTTTTTAATATCTTCAGAATTTACTAGATCCATTTGATAAGGAGTTATATTATCTAATCCTTCAAATGCTATTTCCATTTTATTTAAATTTCTAGATATTGCAATAACTTCGTACTCTTTAGATAAAGCTTTTGCTATTGCTTCTCCAACACCCTTGCTAGCTCCAGTTACAATTACTGTTTTCATTTACCCGATTTTTTTCTTGCTTTAGCTAAAACTTCAAAATCTTTGACTTTAGTATCTCCCAGATATACCCATGCATATCCGTCATTAATCATCTGATCATTTATAGAAACCAATTGATCGTCAATAAATATCCATCCAAGAATTCTTCCATATTTTTCTGAAGAATCCATTTTTTCTGTTTTAATCTTTACGGATTTGGCATCTTTTAATTTATACTTTAAGTACTCTTTTGACTCAAGGCCAAGCTTTTTTTCTGCAAGATCTTTTGTTCTTGACTCTGGGGTGTCTATTCCAGCAAGTCTAACTCTTGATGCAAATAATATATCAAAGCCTAGATCGATGAGAACGTCTATTGTGTCTCCATCAACTATGCCTTCTACTTTTTTAACGTAGTACTCGTACATTATTTTACTGACGCTGGCTTTCCGCCTCCGCCTTTAGGTGCAGCTTTCTTTGTGGCTGCAGCTTTTTTAGCTACTGGCTTTCCAAATGATGGTCTTCCAAATCCTACAATTCCTACAGTTTGGCTTCTGCGAAGCTTTGATCCATTCTTCTTTTTGTAAGCACGATTTTTAAGGCAGCACTCTCCGCCATTTCTTTGATCGCCCTTCTTATCTGAAGATGTATTTCCTTCTACAACATCCACTGTGCCATCTGTGTTTACTGCAACAACAATTCCTACATGAGAAATTCTATCGACGCCATCTGATGGGAAATCAAAATAGGCAATGTCTCCGACTTCTGGTGTTGCTACTTCTGCCATTTGCCATGCGCCTGCTTTAATAAATGCTTGTGCTCCTGCTGGAGTATATACTGTATTTGGAATCTTTACGGAAGCTTCATTACCGCACCACATTACGAAGCTTCCGCACCATGGTTGAAAGTTTGATTTTGTAAACTTACCATACTTTGTTTCATTATCTTTTGGACCCTCAATAGTTCCAACTTCTGCCAATGCTACTTCTACTAGTCTTGCTGCTGTTCCTTGTTCCGCTGGCATTTTATTCTCCTTGTTTATAGGCTGGGTTAAGTATAGATTTCTTACCAGCAATTAGTTCTTCAATTTCTTTGCATACTACTGCATACTCTTCTTCAAATATTTTTTGTGATCTTCCAAGGCCCATCATAAATACAGTATCTGAATCTAAAAGGGTTTGCTTTAAAGTTTTTTCAACGTCATAGTTTAAAACAGTAGAATGAAAATGTCTTGTTACATATCCATCTTTGTCTATCATATATTTTTCAAAGTTTCCGCCCATTGTGTCTCCGCCTCGGTTGTTTAGCCACCATGAATAATTTTCATCTGATACCAAGGGTACGCCCTGTGATGTTAATGCATGATTGATAAAGCTAATCTGCTCTTGTATTTCTCTATAAAGTTCATGTGGTGGAGCATTTTCTTGCCCAAGTCCATTTTTACCATTCTCTTCACTTACATGTTCATTTGGGTTAGATGCAACCATTTGTGAAAATTTAAAGGTTGTTCCGTATACATCTTTACCATAGTTGGCTGAATCTGCTCCACAAGTAATTCCTTGAGACCATTTACCTTTAGTTATTCCTGGGCCGCAGAAGTCATTTGTTGGGATAGCAATAATTTGGAAATCTTCTCCTGCATATTTTTCTTGTAGCCATTGCAAAACTTCCATCTGGTTTGCATTTCCGCATCCAACTGTAGTGTTGACAATTATGGATGCTTTGCCTTTAAATTGATCTAAAAAGTCTGGGGTCTCTTCTGCAGAATTAAGTTTAATGTTATAAATTGATTGCATTTTTTCTCCTAACACCTTATATTAGTGATAAATTTAATCAAATCACAGGACAGATGTAATTCTATTATACCATTGACATATTCAAAAGACTGTGTCCCCAGATGGGCTCGAACCATCGACCCGCAGATTAAAAGTCTGCTGCTCTACCAACTGAGCTATAGGAACGTACCCCTGGCTGGGATCGAACCAGCGACCTACAGATTAGAAGTCTGTTGCTCTTCCGCTGAGCTACAAAGGTGTGTGCCAGGTAGGACTTGAACCTACGATTACCGAATTATGAGTTCGGGGCTTTAACCAACTAAGCTACTGGCACCTAATTATATTATAGTGTGCCGTCTTCATTTTTGTCAATAGAATTTTCTACAATCTGCTGTACATATTCAGAAAAATGTTTTCTTATTCCACCCATTGGTCTTTGTCCGTATGACTCCCAAATTCTTTTATATTCTATTATATTCTGTAGTGTGGTGGGACATACTATTATTCCATCATATATTTTCATTGTAGTTGGTAGCGGAACATGCTTTGTGCAACATTTGCACTGCTTTGCTAACTCTTGGTATTCGCTCATATTATTTGCATCCTGTCCATAGCTTCTCTTAAATCTTCAGGCATTCTTGGTGGCCTAATCATGTTGTATGAATTTGTTTCACCATCTTCATCTTTTTTAAAGTCATTGTCGTAGCTCATAGACTCATATGTATGAACATTTATCTCTTGATTATTATCAAATCTAGTTCTGCTAATTGAATTAAATATAGCTCCACAAGTAGCATCAGCTAAGTCCTTGGAGCCTTTTCGTGGGTGGTCAACCTTATCTCTCATAATTCTCAGTTGGCATAGCTCATCTATTAATAAAGGTATGTGTGGACCAATTAATCTTTCTTCCGCCACAACCATTGCCATATCGTCATAATGCTTTTTAGCTACCGACAATATCTCTGTATTAATTCCATATTGCTTTAGCTGCTGCATCATATCATGTGAATTCCATCTATCAAAAGTACAAACAGCTATATTAAATCCCCTTGTTTTAAGAGATAATATATAGTCTTTTACTTCTGTAAAGTCAACGGACTTATCTGGCGTAGGGGTCCAGTATCTAACAGCATCTACTTCTACTATTGGTGCTGGCTGGGAGTACGTATCAGTAACCTTTACATTGACCCATTTATTTACATGTGCCATTGTTACGGCACAATGGTCATGCTTTTGAGCTAAGTCTACGTGTATATAATATTTTTTATCTGGGTCTGGGAGGAACCACTCTTCAAGTCTTCCAAAATTATCTACTGCAATTGCACCTATGTTAAATGCTTTTTCTACTTTTTCTCTTGATTTGAAAAATGCATCAACTGCATCAGGTGGCATACAGGCGAATCTGGATAAAGCATCAGTTGGGTTTGTATAGAATGCTGTTTTAAAGTCGTCAATTTTTCTAACTGGGTTGATCTCCCAAGTTGGACGCTTAATAGCATAAACTTTAGGTATCTTGTAAGATATAATATGGTCTTCTTCCCACTGTATTTCAAATTCATTTCCCTCGGTACCATCTGGAATCTCCTCATACATCTTAAACTTATGTTCCCTTATTACCGTTTCTTTTTCGCCAATTACGGCATCATATCTTTGCTGAATATAATCATTCTTAAATCTAGGGAAAGATAGCAAAATTACTTTACCAAAATCTGGAAAGCGAGAATCTACTGAGGCTCTGTACATATCATATACCGCACTACCCGTTTTTGCTTGATCGTGGCCAGTTGTATTTTCAATTGCAAATCCAGAAATCTCATCAAGGATTACAACGATAACGTTATATCCTTCCCATGCCTCTCTCTCAGAGTGTCCAGAGTGAACTGTTATTGCCTTATCAAACTGTATCTCAGATGCCTTTGCATAGTATTTACCAACAAACCATGGAGACTTGTCTATTCGGCTCCTGAAGCCTTTAAAAAATACGTTGCTAGCCTGCTGTGAGTTAATGGCAATGTTAATAATATCAATTGAATCTCCAGGGGGCTTGCCATAGTAGGTTGCGGGATCTTTGAGGCACAATAGTAAATATACTATATATGCAACTGCAATTGTTGAGCAGTAGTCTTTTCCAGAACCTTTTCCCAATTGCGCTACAACTTCATTTGCTG